GTAATTATCAATGTCTACTAATAAATCAGATAATTCCCATCCTAATCTCCCAGCTTCAATATCAGCTCTATTTTTATAGGAACTTAAACTTGAAAACATAGAAGGACCATCATCTGTATCTACAGAATTAATCTGACTACTCTCGAATAAATGTGCATAAAACTCAAATAATTTTCCAAACTTATTTGTCATCATATTATACAACCCTTTATCGTAATATCCAAATGTTTTTTTGAAAAACTTTACTTTTTCTTTATCATCATATTTTGGATTACCTAACATATCTCTTGTTTTTGTTCCACTTATGTTTCCAAATTGTGGAGCAGTAACAAAGTATCCATGTTCCTCATATCCTTTGATATCACCTTTACTCTTTTTGTAGTCTTGAAAGTATTTACCACCTTTTAATCTACCAGCATCTTTTTGTCCAAATGCGTATACTACAGCAGTTGTGTCTTTATCAAATTTAGATAACAAGTTCTTTGCTACATAAGGTGATTTCTCTTGTATAATTCTATTTTTTGGTATACCAACTTTTACCATATGTCTAACTTTTTCTTTAAAGTTCATAGGGTGACGAGGTGGTTTTTTTATATCTGATGTAGTTATGTAAGCTTCATCAACTTGTTTGGATAACCACTTATATGTAGCAAGATGACCTGAATGAAAGGGTTGGAATCTACCACCGAATACACCGATAGTTTTTTTTATTTTGGTTGGTTGTTCATTTACTTTTTTATAACCACTACCATAAGGAACTGAAGTGTGTCCTTTCTTTTTCATCTTTTTTATTTTAGAAAGTTTAGAACCACCCTTAATAGTTCCATCACCTGCAACGATTCCCATCTCGTTGATAACAGGTTTAGTTATTTCTTCTACTAACTTTTTTAAACTCATAAGTTTAGTTCCAATATTTGTCTCATACGATCTTCAATTGGTCTTGGTAAACTATCCTTATCATAATAACCCCAATCAGTATGTTCGTGGTCTAATGTAGGTTTAGGTTTACCATCCATCTCTGCTTTATATAACTTACTGAGACGATTGTATACTCCGTCTTTTATCGTACCTAAATATACTAAACTTTTAGGGTTAATGTCAAGCATTGTTTCTTCTTTTAATTCACGAGCAGCACCTTCACGAAAAGTCTCACCTTTTTCAACACCACCCATTGGAACAGACCAAAAGTTTGGGTATTTACCTTGAGTTTCAGAACGCTTAACCAAAAGAATTTGACCATCAGATACAATAGCAACACCACCAACTTTTCTCGGTGGTTTTGTTAAATGAAAATCTCTTTCGTTAAGTAAATCTTTTAACTTAATCATCTTTGTCCTAATTTTTCTCTATCTTTTTTAGACATTTTATTCCAATGTTTTTGAATACCACCACCAAACTTTTTTAAATTCTTATCTCTTTGTTTTTTTAACATTACATAAATTATATAATGAGTTTCTCTATCAGAAAGACTAGGTGGTACTACTTGTTTTTTCAAACCTTTACGAACTTCAGGTGAATTTAATTTCTTTTT